TACTGCCCCATCAACAATAGTTCCAAGCGGTAATGCCATCCCTTCTAGCTTTGATGCAGCAGCTGCTAGACGCGGAGATGAGCGCGGCAATTTCGTTATTAATGTTAATGCCCCAAGCGCTATTGATGAAGAAGGATTTACTCGGGCCGTAGTATTAGCATTAAACACTAGCAACGCTCGCAACGGCGGTGGGGGCGCAATACTTGGCGGTCTAGTAGCGCAATGACCCTCTGGAATCCAGTCTATAGAGTCAAGGTTGATGGCGTTACAGTTACTAGCGCAACCCTAAGCGGCTTAACTATTACCTCGGGTCGCACCGACATTTATCAGCAGCCGATTGCTGGTTACTGCAATTTAAGTCTTATAGAGACAGCTGAAGCTGCAGTTCCATATGAAGTAAATGACGCAGTAACAATAGAAGTCCAAGACTCTAATGGCGATTATGTCAATCTCTTTGGCGGCTTTATTACTGACTTAGGTATTACAGTCCAGACTTCAGGATCGACAGCTACGAGCCAGCAGATTAGAATCGTTGCAGTAGGAGCTTTAGCGCGACTTGCTAGGGCAGTTTATACTGGCAACTTTGCCCATCAATTTGATGGAGAACGCATTGAGGAATTGCTTAGCGGCGTATTATTTGACCAATGGAATGAAGTGCCAGCGGCAGAGGCTTGGAACGATTATGACGCAACTACTCAATGGCAGGATGCAGAAAATAGCGGACTAGGCGAGATAGACACTCCTGGCGATTATGAGTTGCATTCTGAGACTGGCCTTAACGACACAGTTTATAATCTAGCTTCTCGGTATGCCACTAGCGGTTTAGGTTATTTATATGAGGATGCTCAGGGCCGTATTGGGTATGCCGATTCAACACACCGAAGCCAATATCTAGCGACTAACGGCTATGTTGATCTTGATGGCAATCACGCCATTGGCCCAGCTCTTTCAATAGTCAAGCGCGCTGGAGATGTCCGCAACGCAATTACAGTCGGCTATGGCATTGGCAGCGCATCAGTGACAGATGAAGATGCAGCCTCTATATCCCTTTACGGCCAACTAGCTACCACAATTTCTACAACCCTTCGCCACAGTCACGATGCCGAAGCCCAAGCAGCCTTCTATCTACTTATCCGCGCTTATCCTCAATTTGCCCTAAGACAAATAACTTTTACTACTGCCAATCCAGAGATTGATAATGCCGACCGAGATAGTCTTTTAAATGTATTTATGGGTATGCCATTAAATATCACTAATCTGCCAACCAATATGACCAATGGAGAGTTTCAAGGATTTGTCGAGGGTTGGACTTGGACTGCAGGGCTCAATCGCCTAGACCTAACTATGAACCTATCGCCTATAGCTTTTAGCCTTCAAGCGTTTCGTTGGAACTCAGTCCCAGCGGTAGAGAGTTGGAATACAATAAACCCATTACTAGAATGGTATAACGCTACAATTGTGGCATAGGAGACTAAATGGCAACGACTACTAATTATGGCTGGGACACTCCTGACGATACTGATCTCGTCAAGGATGGCGCAGCTGCAATTCGCACATTGGGAAGCTCAGTCGATACAACGACAAAGAACTTAAACCCGCAGACAACTACTGGCGCACTTGCTTATAGATCAGCAACTGCCAATGTAAATACTGCTTTGCCAATAGGAACTGCTGGACAAGTGCTGAGAGTCAATTCAGGTGCAACTGCTCCAGAGTGGGCAACTGCTGCTAGTGCAAGTCCAGCAAGTGCTAGTGCTAGAGTTAATACAAATCAAAACACCAGTTCCACAACTTACACAGATTTAGCAACTGTTGGACCAGCAGTGACTTTAACAACTGGAACAAAAGCATTAGTTATCGTTACTGCTTTGCAATTTCCAGCTGTAAATCAATTAGGTTATATGAGTTTTGCGGTGAGTGGCGCAACAACAATAGCAGCAAGTGATCTTTACGCTAATATAGTTAGAGATGATAGCGCAAATAACGATGCTAGAGCATCAGCGGTTACAAGATTAGACACATTAACTGCTGGCTCAAATACATTTACTGCAAAATATAGATGTTCAGCTACATTAGGTGCATACATTGACAGAGAAATCTGCGTAATAGATTTGGGGTCTTAAAATGGCAATAACTGCAAAAGAAATTAATTTATCGCAATTAGATCAAGAACTTGGCGGGCAAGGTTTATGTGGCGATTTTAATAACCCTGCCGCAAAAATCATAAAGCCAGCCGATAACTCAACTGTAACCGAGGCAGAATTAGAAGCAGCCATTGAAGCTCACATAGCTGGCCCAACGGATCAAGAGATTAGAGTGCTGAATCGTCAGCAAGGTTTAGCCAAACTTAAAGAGTTAGGTTTTACCGATGATGAAATTACAGCCCTAATCTCATAGCACAATCCCTCAAGATAATGACGAGACTATGTGCGGCTGGCGTCCAACTTCGAGAGCAAATCGATGACGATTATCCTGATCGCGATAGGAAGTCTGATGGCTGGATTGCTGATGCTCGGCACATTGCTAAAGGGAATTCTGACCATATACCAGCAAATGGAATCGTTAGAGCTATAGATATTGATTCTGACCTAGCAGCGCATAAAGAAGAAGCTTATGCATTGGTTGAGAAAATTCGTAAGTGCGCCAAGAGAGGCGATAAGCGCATCAAATATATTATCTACGATGGCAAGATTATGAGCCCAATACTGGGCTGGAAGCGGCGTAAATACTCAGGCCCTAATCCGCATCGTTCGCATTTCCATATTAGCTTTACAACTTTGGGAGATAAAGACAGCAGTTACTTTGATCTAGAAGGAGACAAGAATGAGCGACCTAAAAAAGATGGCCGAAAGCTGGGCAAAGACATTTCTAGCGACAGCACTAGCGACTTACCTAGCGGTGGGATTCGACCTCAATGCGATTGCAAATGCCGCTCTAGTATCAGTCTTGCCTAGCATCATTAACTGGCTTAACCCAAATTATGAGCGTTACGGCAAAGTCCGGTAATGGTTGCAGCTGAATTAGCAACCCTAGTTGCATCAGTCTTAGGATCAATTGCCTTACTGATTGCTGGCCTTCGCTACATAATTAAATTGGAGAATATTCCAATAGTGTCGCGCCTTGATAAAATGGAGTCTCAGCTAGAATTGGCCCTAGCGAGAGGGGTCAGAAATGGCAACGCGAAAGCGCGTAAGTAAGAAGCCAGTCAAGCGTCCTAAGAGACGCAGGACTACTAAGGAAACACCGCTAACAAAGCTTGATTTCTGGGCTATTGCTGCCAATGAAGTTTATAAAGCTTGTCGCAGAGCTGGTATGGATGAAGGAACTTCGCTGGCTTTCGCTATGGATCGTAGCTCTTATCCTGATTGGATAGTGCCAGCCGATGACCCAATAAAGAAAATTGGTTGGGAAGATGGCGAGGAAGATAACTAATCTACTTTCGAGAGGTTGAGTTATTCGAGGCTCTCAAGTCGCTTTACCCAGACTTGACGCCCTTATCAGCGACCGACCGAGCAGATGGCATTACGAGCGATTCTTATATTGAGCTCAAATGTCGTAGAACGCACTATGACCGCTTATTGATTGAGAAGAAGAAGTGGGATTATCTGGCCGATATAAGGGCTAGGACGGGCGCTAAGACCCTGTATATCAACGCGACACCTAAGGGAATCTACCAGTTTGACTTAGGGGCTCTAATAGAGCCTGAGTGGGTTTTGAAGAGCCTTCCAATTACAACCGATTTTAGCAACAAAGCCCATTCCGAGAGGCTATGCGGCTTCTTTGATATACGACTCGCCGAGCTATTGCTTGTCTAAATAGATTTAAGCAAATACATTTAACCCGTTAATCCATTTAGGGATTACAGAACGGGAGCAAAATGGTAAATAAAGTAGCTCTAATCCGATTTGATTCTCAAGCAGGGGCTTGGACTGATGAGACAAATTGGGTTAAGGGATCAATAATTAGACGATTTGCTAAAGAGCGGATGGGTAAAAAGCAGCTTAGAGGCCGTTTATCTAAGGCTGAAATCTCTGCATATTGGCTTGATAAATATGGGGTGGATGCAGATGTTTCCTAATTTATCTGATACGCAAGTTTTTGCAATAACAATTGGGGTTCCATTTTTCGGCCTTTACTTATGGGCTCTTTGGAGTTCAGCCAAAGCTAAAGCCTTTAATGAAGGATATAAGAGAGGGAGAGCAAGTGTCCGATACACAGAAATCATTAAATGAATGGCTCGAAAGTGCTGGAGACACACTATTCGACAGGGGCATCGAGTATGGCGACCCGAGGCACAATCTATTACGCATTTTCAAAATCAGTAAGGCACTCGGTATTCAGCTCCGAGACCCATCTGACTTGGCGCTTATTGCTATCGCGACCAAACTCTCAAGAATGGTGGAAAGTCCAGAGCGCGAAGATTCGTATCTCGATCTCATTGGATATGCCGCTATCTTGGGTCGATTACGATTTTCGACACCAGAAGATTGGGACGACATTGAGTCTGACTCGCAATCATAATAGCAACCAATACTGCGATTACTGCAAGTATCGCTGGGGACAAAATAAGAATGGCTGGGATTTAAGAGCAACAACACCAGCAGTATGGAAAGTCCAAAGCGAGACACCGCTACGGAAAGCGCAGGTTAGGTTCTATTGCCAGCCTTGCGCCGATGATGCACAGAACTGGCCAGATGGCACATTTTACTCATTAAAAGAACAGTTAGAAGATGCGATAAATGATTTCGCAGGGAGAGAGAAGTTAGATGTCGAATTACCTAGATGATTATGTAAGTGTCCAAGATAGATTAAAGGAGTTTATAAATGCTCACCCCGACTACAGAATTAAAACTCATATATTGGCAGAGTCGCTTGTCGCTAATTGCGATGTCTATATTATTAAAACTGAGTTATATCGGACTGAAGCTGACCTTCACCCTTGGACGACTGGTTTATCCTCTGAGTCTAAGTCAAAGCAATACGCTCTCGAGCTTGCAGAGACTGGATCTCTGGGACGAGCACTTAACCTCGCTGGCTACTTTGCGAAGGTCAATCAAGGGCCAAAGAAGCCAATTGAAACGACTAAGCCAGCGCTTGCAGAATTTATAAAAGAGCAACGCCCTAATGATCCTGAGCCAATTGTCTGGGATGTTGCACAAATAACTAAGGAGTTCGGTGCAGAGATAATTGATGAAATACCGCTTTGCGCTGGTGGCGATGGGCCAATGATTCTTAAACAAGGCAGCAAAGAAGGCAAAGAATATAGGGGCTGGGTATGTCCCACACCTAAGTCTGGCCATCCTGCTAAATGGATGAAAATTGGTTCAGATGGGCATTGGGTATTCCAGAAATGAAGCAAGACGCTCATCCCTTTAATTGCTCAAATTGCCTAGCAGTTACGCCGCATATTGAGATGCATCGGTATGAGACCAGTGATATACCCGAAGCGCCTGAAGAAGTCTGGTTAATTGAGTGTCAGCGTTGCTTCTTGCAGCGCATTATCTATCCATCTGATCGAGTTACTAGCAAAGAGGACGATATTGTCCGGTGCGAGCAATGTGGTGGATGGAAGATGAAATCGGGTAAGTGTCGAGTATGTCGATTAGCAGCTGGTTTCGAGCAAATAAGCGTAAAATACTGGACAGGCAATGCAACTATGGAAAGGCCCTACGACGATGGCAAAGCCCCACTCTATTAGATATATCCGTCAGCTAATGGAATGGGGTTTTGATAAGGAGTTTATCGCTAAGGATTGTGGAATCAATATCCACTCGTTAGAAGTCAGATTAAACAGAGCAAAGAAAAGGGAGCAAAGAGATGGGAATCAAGGAACTGAGTCTGGAACTAGCAGCGGTCAGTCTGATAGCTGATGAGGCTAAGAAGGCCAAGGATAGGCTGAGAGCAGCTCTACAGGCCGAAATGGATGCAATAGGAGCAGACAGAGTAAAGGCTGAATATGGTGATGATGTCATTGCTTATGTGACTACTAGCAAGCCTAAATTTAAGTGGGTTATCAAGTCAGATAGGAAATTTATTGACTGGGTTAAAGCCAATATACCAAGCGAGATAG